GAGGCCATTGCTCGCATCCAAGCCGCTAATAATGCTAAAACTGATTTCACGGTAGAATTTGTGCGAAAAGAAATGATGCAATTGCTTGAAGATTGCAAAAAAGAAAACGACAGAACCAATCGCAAAGGCACGGTCGAGTTGATGGCGCGTCACAAAGCCATGCTTTCAGACAACTTAAACACAACAGATGTTGTTAAGCAGGCCGAATTGGCCAAAATGAGCGACGAAGAGAGGACTGAGTTAAAACGCATAGCCAATATTAGATTGCAGGAAATGATACAAGCCAAGGCACAATAAGTAGTTATGAAATGTTTAAGATTCAAATGTATTTGTTCCGGTTTGATACAATCTTGGTTAAGTCTTTTTTAAATCAAACCCCCTATGACCCCCAAATAGGCCGGTGCTGCAAAACGAATACTCTCTCGTTTTACCAAAGTAGCTTTAATAATTAAGGACAAAAAAAGGATACAATATGAAAAAGGTGTTAATGTTAATGTTGATGATGTTATTTGGTACAAATTGTTTTGGATATTGCAAGGTTAGGTATCGTGACAATTTTTTTTATTATCACAATACGACGGTTGTGTCGAATGCGAATTTTACATTGGAGAGTATGTTTTGTCAGGTATTGACGTTGTACATATATCCGACAGGTACGGACACGACGGTAACTATGAGTATTTACGTTGACCCGCTGGAGTTAGGTGAGACATCTGTGGCCAATCCGATATTGATACAGACGTTTACCATAGACTGTACGGCTGGCGGCAAGATATACGCTTTGTATGTTTCTGATACTTCATCGAATGTTTACGGAAGTGTTCCTTTTGCGGGTGAGTTAAAATTTGTGATAAGCGATACGGCGGAAGATACTTGTACAGATTTGAAGGTATGGGGCATTAAGGGTTGATAGATACGAGTAAAATATCGAATATAGACATAAAGGCTCTTGCTGCCGATGCTGCGTATTGGGCTTGTGCGAGCATGATAGTATTGGCCAATGGTGAGGAATTTTCATTTGTGAACAGGCCGTATTTAATAGAACCCATGCAGGATGAGAGTTGTGTTAGTGGTTCTATGAAGGCATCTGGCGGGGGTTTTCCAATAGATATAAAGACTCCTATACCAACTCCTGACGGTTGGGTGTTAATGGAGGATATAAAAGTCGGCAATAAAGTTTTTGGTAAAGATGGCAAGATTTACACAGTATTAGAGGTTCACGGTATAAAATATAACAAACAGTGTTATCGGGTTATCTTTTCGGACAAATCCTCAATAGTTTGCGATGGCGACCATTTATGGTCTTTAACGGATATGTGGCATTATAGATACGTAAAGCAGGTAACAATAAAGACTATCGACATTTTAAATGCAAAAAAGAAGGATAATCGCAATAGATATGTTCTTGACGTTGCTAAACCATTAGACCTTCCAGAAAATAAATTGCCAATAGACCCTTATGTTTTAGGTTTATGGTTAGGGGATGGTAATAGTTGTTCAAATCAGATTACTTGTGGAATTAGCGATTCCGTTGAATATTCCAAAACTTTTAAAGAATTGGGTATTGAAATTGAAATTAGGGATAGAAAAAATGTTTTATGTGGTGAATATAAGAATATAAAAATTATCGACCACTGCCCTAAATTGAGATTATTGGGTGTTTTAAAAAACAAACATATACCTATGATATACTTAAGAGCTTCATATCAACAAAGATTAGAGCTTTTACGAGGTCTAATGGACACGGATGGTAGTATATCCAAGAGTGGTAAGTGTGAGTTTTATAATATAAATACTGTTCTTATTGGACAAGTTAAAGAATTGGTATTGAGTTTAGGTATAAAAGCAAGAATATCTGCGAAATGTTTTTCAACTAATTGGGATAAAACAGAATTAAAACCTTATAAAATATATCGAGTAACTTTTAAGGCATATTCGGATATGCCAGTTGCCAAGATTAAAAGGAAAAAAGAAAATCAAATAAGTAGAATTGGTAATCACCCATCCATAACAGAACGAAGGCGAATAATTGATGTCGTCCCTGTAGATTCTGTCCCTGTTAGGTGTATAACAGTTGATAGTCCAGACCATTTATTTCTTGCCGGAGAAGATTTTATATCGGTTCACAACAGCGAATGTCAGGGTATTTTGCCAAGTTTACATGGAATGATTTATGGTAAATATCAGCAGGGCGTAGGTTATTTTTTCCCAACTGATACGGATATGCAGGATTACGTTAAGTCGAGATTTAATCCTTTGATACAGTTAAACAAGGAGTCGATAGGGAAGTGGATAAAATCAGGCCGTGCTGGTACAGATAGTGCGGGCTTGAAGCGAATTGGCAATGCTAACCTGTTTTTAAGAGGTTCTACATTAAGTCCGGGCGAAACAGTGGGCGATGCCAGGAAATCGACTAAGGCCACTGGTATTCAGTTTGACAGGCTTGTGGTTGACGAGATAGACCAGATTCATCCCGAAGCTATCGCCAAGATGCGTAAGCGTATGACTAACGCCAAGATATACGGTAATTTAGGCAGAGATGAAGAACGGTATATTGCCAACCCATCTGACGAGGATAGGGGGATAGATTTATATTGGCAGAAGTCCAATAAAAAATGGTGGAATATGCTGTGTGTTTGCGGGCACTACACCAATCCGGTTCGGTATTTTTTAAACGACCCTGAAAAATCAATAGGCATTTTACCCAACGGCAGAGGTTATATAAAATGCGAGAAGTGTGAAAAACCATTAGGGTACAACAGTGGTATGTATATATCCGAATGTCCAGGCGTAACAGATTTAAATATGTACCAATGGTCGCATTTGAGTTCCGCGTATGTTGACCCGCTTAGAATATTAAAAGATTATAGAAATCCTCCCGAAGATAATTTGGGCGATATTATGCGTCTTGACTTGGGACTTGCATATTCGAGTAAGGACGAGAAATTAAGAAAAGACGTGGTTTTATCCTGTTGTTCAAATAATGGTATGCCTGAACGGCACATGGGGCCTTGCGCTATGGGTGTGGATAACGATGACAAAAAACATGTTGTAATAGGCATAAGAACAGGAAATGACAGATATGAGATTGTGAAAGTTGCGGTATGTGAAACTTTTGGCGAAGTTCACGACCTGGCTATAAGATATAATGTGAAATCTGAAGTTGACGATTTAAGGCCTAACGCTGATTCTGCGAGAGAACATCAAAAATCGGAACGGCATAAAGTGTTCCTGAACGAATACACGGAAAGTCCTCTGAACGAAGCGTTTTTCAATGAGAATACCGGAGTTGTGAAATCTTACAGAACCGGTATTTTTGACAGCACTCACAGGATAATTTCCAACGGACAGATAGTATTACCCCGAAGATGCGCGGCAATTGAAGATTTTGCGACTCAATGCTGTAATTGTGTAAAGTCAAAAGAAGTGGATAAGCAAAAAGGAATTATAATTTATAGATACAAGAAAACCGGTAATGGAAACGACCATTACAGAAATGCCTTGAATTATTTTATTTTGGCCTCGAGCGGACACAGAATCAGGACTGTAAATCCTGACAGGAAAATCAACAGACAGACAAAAGCAAAATGTGATTATGACGTGGTGGCATGTGTTTAAGAATACAGAACCTATTAAAAAAGCCATAGTTGACGGACACAAAAGAGGTATTTGCACTAAAGACGGCGGTTATATTGTGCCTGTAGTTTACAAAGAACCTAAATATGAACACGGATTCGGCAAAGGTTCATATTTGGGGGGTGGTAAATTCAGGCTTGTAAATGGTGTTTGGATTAAGGTGGCATGATGGCTGATTTTACAGCGAAAGAATATATACAATTACAAAAGACCGAAGAAGATAAACAGTCCAATACAAGAAGGTTGTGGCAGGATACTGCGGATACTATGTATCCTTATGTTCAAATAACATCCACTTATGAATCAGGAACTCCAAGAACAAAAACTATATACGATACGACGCCATATCTTGATATGTGTGATATGGTTTCAGGTTTGAAATTCATTCTTTTGCCTGTCGGTCAAAATTTCTTCGCGGTTAAATCTATGGGAAATATCAGGAGCGATATTGCGCAGCGTTACCTGTCCATTGTTACCGAGATAGCTCATGAAAAAATATTCGCTTCAAATTTTACAACTGAATTTGACGAGATACTAAGAAACCTGATAATTTTCGGCCCTGCGGTTTTATACACCGATTGGACAAAAAAAACCGGTTTAAATTATAAATCCGCAGAAATTGGAACTTTTCAATTTATCGAAGATAATTCCAAAAGAGTTGAAACTGTTATAATTAAATTTCAAATGACGGCCAATAACGCCTACAATGAATTTAAGGGAAATGTTGGAAAACTTGTTTTGGACGCATATAATAAAACAGAAACACAAAATAACAAGTTCTGGTTTATTCATTATGTAGGCCCTCGCAAGAAAAGAAATCCAAATCTTTCAGATAAATACAATATGAATATGTTGTACGAATCTGTGTTTATAGATGTTGTAGATGAAATGATTATTGATGAAGGCGGATTTACTGAAAATGCTTATGCTTCGTGTCGATGGATGCGTCCTGCTTCCGAAAAAGACGGCAGGGGTATTGGCACGGAAATACTTCCGCAGATTAAAGTCTCGCATAAAATGACTTATGATTTTGTCCATCT